TAATGTTTGCCATTCTGAATTATTTAATGGTCCATAAAACTTTCTATCTGTAGTCCTATTCCACATAGTATTATTACTAAATCTTTCAAAGTCTGCTGCAATAGTAGTCATAGCTCCTTGACTTTCAGCTGCTATAGCTGTGTGGTTTTCTTCTTTAACTAATATTTCCCAGTCATAACCAGTAACTAAATTTTTACCTTCTCGGTTTGTTGCTGCTAATAATTGTATAGCAGTAGTATCTGCTGAACCTATAACAGAACTTGGAGATGGAACTCCTATTTCATTTGCTGCATCTTGGCATATTGTTAGTAATGTCATGAGCCAACCACTTGCAATGGTTTAATATTATGTTTTTCCATCATAAAAGATTTTGCTTCTTTTCTATAATCTAGTGTGCCTTTACCTAATCCATGACACGCACCATCTGATAATTCAGATAATTGCTCTACAGAAGTAATACCTTCTAATTCTAATGCTTTAATTTTGTTTACACTCATACATTCAAGTATGCTTAAATCTGTTTCTTTTATCTTTTTTATATTTTTTTCTTTAAAATATACAGCCCATTCATTAGGAAAATCTTTTTTTAATCTTTCAGAATGATCTTTTACATAATAAATCATAGTGTTTGGATCACCAATAATTGTAATTTCGGCAACATCTCTATTATCTTCATTTTTAGAAAAAGTTGCTCTTAAATTAGATGTTTCTGACATTGTATTCTCCTTTTAAGTATAGAGGGCAGTATAAACCACCCTCTACATATTATAATGCTACAATGGAAATTGACACATTACTATTTTTGCACTTGCATCTATTGCAGTTGCACATATAGAATCAGTAACAGCGGCAGACACTTTAAGTGTGTTATCTGCTGTTCCTACTGTTAATGCATTGCCATCTGCGCCTGATGTTAAAGCAGTTGTTAATTGTCTTGCTCCAGTTACCTGAATCCAACAATACTCGCCATCTGCTGGGGCTGAATTAAGTACACCAGCACCTGCTTTTGCAGTATCACTTGCATCAGCAGTAACTTTAGTAGTTGCACCAGCAGAAGCTCCACTTGGTGCTAAATAACCTACTACATTTCCAGATACTGCTACAACATTTCCTGCTCCAGTATCATATTGAACGTACTTATATAGTTTACCATCAACAGCTTGTCCTATTTGCCCTAGTTGAAAATCTAGGGTCATTCCTGTTTCGGCTACGTCCATTCCTATAATATAAGACATATTATTTAATCCTCTCTATTAGTTTTTAAGAACAACTTGTCTTGCACGATTAGAACAGGTCATATTTCCTGCCCAAACTACTGGCAACACCATTGCGTCTTGATTTACAGAAGCCTTTTCCCCTAAAGGAGTAAACTCTCTACCTTTAGCTGGACGAAGGAATAGATAATCAGTATTCAGCATATACATATGGGCTGCTGGACATTGATCATCATAATACACAGGTGAGTTCATAAACATTAAGTTCATAAAACCAGCACTTGCTTTGTCATCAGAAGTAAATCTTTGATTAGTTTGTAGAGAAGCCCAATAGAATTGGAAGTATGTGCTATCTGCTACGATACAATCTGGTTTATCTGCACCTCTAATTGCTAATAACCAAGCAGCGTTCATACCTGATTGTATATTAGTTGCTGATGCTACTGCACCACCTGTTGAAGAGGTTGTAAAATCATAAACTTGATTTTTCCAGAAAGTGTAGGTTGCTGCATTAATACCACCAACTGTATTAGCTGGAGCGTCTGCTACTAATAATTGTAGACCACCTAAATCTTTACCATTAGTTCCTGCTCCGTCTGCGTATAGAGAAGTTGCCATAGTGTTTTTAAGTGTTTTTTCAAGATTTTTAACTCTTGATTTAAGTAAGTTAAATACTTGCTCTTTACCAGAATTTTCTACTTGCTCTAGTCCAGATATAACTACATTACCTGCAAGCTGTTTATAATTAAATTCAGCTGCTGTAAATACGTTACTTGTTGAAGTATCTAATACTTCGTAACCACTATACCATTTAGCTGTACCATTTTGCGCATATTCTAATTCTTGCACGATTGTACGACCACCTGCTACAATTTTGTTGCCTTTTTCACTTATTGATTTAAGTAAGGCGTTATTGTTGGTTATGTTATCTGCCATTGTCTTGCTGTAATTAGCAAGAGTGGTAGTAACAATCTCTGTAAATGTACTATTTGGAGATGCCATTATCTATTTCCTAATTAAAAATTAAGCCCTGCAATTTAGCCACTAAATCCTGCTCCCTCAATACTTGTCATTAACAAACTATCCAAATCAGTAGTTTTAATAGAGCCTTTAGGTGGGTTAGCAGAACCAGAAGGTTTTACTTTTCTAGCTTTATCTACTGCTGCTTTCCTTTTGCTATCTTCCTGTTTTTTAACTGATAATTGAGATGTTTTAATTGCTTCAGCGTATAGATCATCATCTAACCTAACGGCTTTAACATAAGCATCATCAATTCCTTTTGCTTCTCCAGCATCTATTAAATTACCCATTTTAACTCTTACTTTGTCAAAATGTGGGTGAGCTAATTTGCCGTCAGCACCAGTTTTTTGAGAAAATTGCTCTACTGTTTGCTCTGTCTGCGTTACTGTTGTTTGTATATTTTGTTGCTTAAATTGGTTGAGTTCTGCCATAATTTGTTGGTTTTGTTGCATTAATTGGGCGTATTGTGGGTCTGGATCATTCCAAGACTCACTTTCTTCATTCATGGAAGACAAATTAATTCCGTAACCTTGTGCAAGTTGTCGAAGGGCATTTTTAGGATCAGTTCTCAAGGCATGGTCAGCATTAAGTAACCGAGATATATATTCTGCTTCACCTATCCCTGTTGCTTGAATACTTTGACGTGCTGGTTGAATAACTGCATCTAATGCTTCTATGCTTTTACGTTGTTGCGCTAATTCTTGTGTCTTTTTAGTGTAATCAGATGTCATTTCTTTATCACGCTTAATCATAAATTCTTGTGATTCAGTTGGTAAAGTTTCAAACACCTTTTTTACATCTTCTGTCCAATTTTTAGGAGCTTCTATTTTGGATTCCGTAGAATTTTCAGACGCTTCTATATTGTCAGGGTTTTCTTCTGAACCTTCAGTTTCAGGTTGATCTTCGTCATGTTCAGTAGCTAACTGATCCAAGTCTTCAGATTCATCAACTTGTGTTTCAGGAGAAGTATGTTTTTCTGCTGGTACTGTTAAATCTTCTTTAGAAGCTTGTTCAGTATTTTCTACTGGAGCTTCTTCTGGTTCTTTAACTGAGTCTAAAGAAGTGCCGATTGAACTTTCCAATACAGCATCTAGGCTCATTGGGGTATCTGCTGATTCCTGTATTTCAGGAGTGCTTTCTAACGCCATTTTTTGTTCCTTTCAAGAACTTATTGTTGCCAATTAGCAGGTTTTGCACTACTTGTTTCTGCTTTTCCTGCCCAATCGTTACCAATTTGACGAATACCATGTCGTCTTTCATGATTTCTTAACCCAGATCGACTGCTTATAACAGATTTGTCTACTGGACTAACAAATTCTTCTATATCAGACATTACTTGCAAAGATTTAGTACGTCTACGATTATTTTTACTTATGTACTCTTCTCCGCCTGTCCAATCAATTGTATCGTAATTTTTTAAATAGCTCATTCCATTGCCTTTTCTGCTAGTTTTATGTCTGAATTTAATAAAGCTAAATCTTCTTTTAAATCATTTCTTTCTCTTGAAAGCTCTGCTTGTGATTGTATTTTAGTCATTTCTGCACCAGTTTTAGCTTGTATATCAGCTAATTTTCCTTCTTGCTTCATTTTCTCACGCATTAACTCACCTTGTATTTTAGCTTCTGTCATTTTTTCATTTTCACTAGGTTGTGGTGGAGCTTGCATTTGTTGTTGCATTTGTTGCATAATTTGTTGCTCTGTTTGGTCTATAATTTCTTCAAATTCTCTACCAACTTTCCAAGCACCTATTAAAAACCTTAAAGATTGAAAAGCTATAGGTGTAAGCAAAGGATTAGCACTAGATATTGCTATTGCTTTTTCTAAATAAGAGCCCATAGTTTGCAAAAACTCAATTCTTGTTTGTTTTTCTGCATTTTCGTCAGCAAATATTGTAGAATCTGTTTCTACATCTATATTATACATTCTAAGCTTATCATCTCGCATAATTTCTACCATTTCAGGTGTTACTTCTATGCCAGTAATTGCTTGTAATGTTTCTGGTTCGTAATGCTCTGCAACTATTTCTGCTTTTATTCTAAATAAATCTCTTATGTAACGCTCTATTTCTTCTTGTCTTTTACGCATACGCATACTACCAAATTGTGCTTTTAATTGCTGTGCAGTAGCTGTTTCACTAGCTTTAGTATTACCTCTTAATAAATCCGATATGCCAGTAACTTCGTATATTATTTCTAATATTTGCGTTCTTTGCGTGTATAGTCCTTGTAATACCATGCTTATTGGGGAGATATCTTCTTGTTGAAACACACCAGCTAGACCACCTTTTTGTGCTAATAATGAAAAGTTTTCTGATGGTATAAAGTCATTATCACCAGCGTTTGCTAAGTGTGATAATTCTGGTACAGAAGCATCATAAACACCACGTCTTTTTAAACCTTCAATTAGATTACTTATTCGGCTTGTGATTCTATCTAGTTCTTCTGCTTGATCTTGATACAAAGTAAATTCAGGAATAGGAACGCTTGTATCATTTGTTTTAACAGAAATCATTGGTGTAGGAGTTGGAAAAAAGTTTTGTAATTCATAAGGGTCTTCGTCAGTTCTTAAAATTTCATCATACCCTTTAGCAATATAATACCTCTTGTATTTAACTCTATCCCATATTTCCCATATTTCTGCTCTTTTAAATACTTCTTGTGCTTCGTACTCTGTTTCTCCCGTATCAGGCGACCAATTTAAAGGTATATCATCAACATTAGAAAATCCTTTATCTTTTAATTCATCTCTTGTCCATAGATGTCTTCTGGCTTTCCATGTTACATCTTCTGCTCTTTTTGAAGGGTTTTCTCTATAATCTTCCCAATGCACGTAGTCAAAATAACATTTTTGGTCAGCAACTCTTTCTTCTTCTACTTCTATAATAATAGGCTCGCCAAATTCATTAATTTGTTCTATTTGCACAGTTTCTTTTACAAAAGTAGGCTCATACACTACCCATACTACGCCACGTCCAGGCAATAAATAATCTTCTAATGCTGCTTCAATAGGTTTGTTAGCATTATATACGTCATTAGCATATTCTAATGTTCTTTCTAATACTCTAGCTATATCTTTAGTTACTGGGTTATTATCAGGAA